TCAGGAACCCTTTGTGGTGTAACATTAGCCGTTCCATTACCTCTGGGTACAATGTCTGAAGCAACTTCACTCATATTAGGCATAGCGCCGTTACCGTGATTTGAAGCAGTGGGTGGTACTTTATTGAATGTAATTGCACTACTTATGCTAGGTGCACCAGTATTTAATTGACCTAATATTCCAGTATTCAGTTTCATTACATTGTTACCAATTCTATTAATTTTTCAATAACCATTAAACCTATAGCCCCCACTATAGATAATACTACCCAATAGATTTTGTCTATCTTGCCACCCAATGACTCTATGTCTTGATGTAGGTGTTTTACGTCACCTTTTAAATTGTTTAAATCTCTCTTCACGCCTGTTATGTGTCCTTGTAGTGAAATGATATGTTCTCTTTGTGTTTTTGGTTCCATAATTAACTTCCGAATACCGTATCGTTTGGTCCAAATACTTTGGATCCTTTGGCTTGGGTTAAAGCTGTATTGTTGGTTGCTGATCCCCCAAGACTATTTAAACCTAAGTTTAATGAAGGTAGTCTACTAGTAATTCCTTCAGTTGACAAGACTGTGTTTTCACCCGCAAACGGATTATTAAAATCTGGTAATTTATCACCAAACAATTTTAATTTATTATATTGAGCCGCTAATCGTCTAATAGTGTCTTTAGCTCTAGCATACGGACTGTTGTTTCCTAGCTCTCTAGCTTGATCTCTAAATGATTTCTCTATATTTTCTGATGGAATAAAAGGTTTAAACTGACCTTGAATAATACCTCTTAGTGCTTTGTTAGAAACTCTATCTTTAAATTCTCTTTTTAAATCACCTTCTTTAGCACCTAAAATCATAGCACCATAAAAATCTTTAGTCATATTTTTTTGTACTTGATATAAAGATTCATTGGCTAGTTTATACCTATCAACAATTTGTTCTGGTGTAACTACACCACCTTTTAATAATGGTGATGTAAACTCACGACGAGAATTGTTAATACCAGTTCTGTAATCAGCTATCTTATACTTCATTGTATCAACTGGATTAATGTCAACCGCTCTTAATCCTGCAATACCTGCAGCTTCTTTGGTAAAGTCGTATCGCTTACCGTATTTATCGGGTTGGTCAAAAATAGAATTAAACATTCTTTTAATAGTATTGGCTGATCCTGGAGTTTGCGCTTCGACTAAATGAAATAATCCTTTAGAAAAACGATCACCATACGGGGTTTGTTCTGTGTATAATCTTCTACCATCTCTAGTTCTACCATTTCTTACAAAGACATCGGTTAATGCTTGAGTCCAAATAGATTCACTAATAAATGGTGCGCCAAGTTCTGTAGTAGACTCAACTACACCTTGCATAAGATCTTCCATAACTGTGTCGTTGTCAGTTCTACCATCTGCTACGGCATTCATAATAGTTTTAAACGGTCGTATCATTGTATCATATGCATTAGCGTGAGAAAAATCTATATAAGTAAAGTTACCATCATTATCTTTAATAGGTACTAACGTTGAATTTTTAGACCAGTCAGGTACAAACCGTCTTAAAGCATCCATCTCTAAACCACTTACATTGTAAGCTGCTTTAAATGCTTCAACGGTTCCATATGGTATAGCTACTGCGGTAGCACCAAAACCAGCCATACGTTGCATACCGATAGACCTAAAAGGTTTAGTTTTTGTAAGAGGGTCTACATAATTAAATTCTTTAAAACCTTTACCAAGAATATTTATACTAGTTCTGATAATTTCTGCAGGGAAAGATACAAAGTTACCTATCGGTGCTTTTCTTAAATCTTTAATAAACTTAGAAACGTAATCATAGTTAGGTACGTTGTTACGAACAATGTTTGCGGCAGCTTCGTCTAAGTATTCTGTACCATTTTTAAAAGCCATACCTAAATCATTATCAGACGACTTAGCAAAAACATTTAAATCAATACCTGATTTTTCTAAGGCTTTACGTATACGAGAACGTTCTGCAGCAAATGTAAACATTTTCCAAAAATCATCTTCAGCGGTATATAAATCAGTTGCATATTCTTTACCTTTGTTTAATTTTTTACCTAAGTTCTGCATAACTTTATTAGTAAATTTAGTAGTACCAAAATCTACGTCATCAAGTAAATCTTCTAAGTCACCTAACCTGGCATTTTTATTTACCACACCAAGACGTAATAGTTCTCGGTATCTTTTGTTTGCAGCTTCACTACCTCTAGCACCTACTTGACTAAATGCACCCATCGCTTCATCAAGTGCTTCTTTATTCATTAAAGGCATAATACCGTTAGCTGAAGCAAAGGCTGTTGCTGAAATTAAATTTCGGAAATGTGTTACCGGAGATAAAACTGTTTTTGCTAACTGTGAAGTTGCTTTTGGATATAAAACAAAATTATTATAGAAGGTAGTAAATATATTATCTTTATCAAGAACTGTAGTCCAACCACTATTAACTTCTTCTAAAGCTTCTTGAATACCTTTACTTGACCATCTACCATTTAAAGGATTAATCGCTTCAATATTTAATTTACCACCAGGATTTGTTGCTAACATTTGTATAGCTTTTTCACCTACATTATTATCACCAAACACTGCCGCTGCTTCTCGTCTAGTATTAAACATTTGTTTACCAGCCATTGTATCGTAGAAGTCACCAAAGAATTGGTGCTTACGTCTAACCAAAGATAAATCACTTAAAGTAGATAAAATAGTTGCACTAGGGTCTTGTACTTTTCCAAATAAGTCTTCAATAACTTTTCTTGGTGTAAGTCCATTAACTAAAAGATCTTCACCGGCTTCACCAGCAACTTTGTTTAAAGGCAGCATAGGACTAGTCCAGTCTTTAATAGCTATGTCTTTTAGAAATCCAGTTTCATCTTGTAATAAAGGCACTGCTTCACCTTCAACTAAAAATTTGTTTTGTTTTTTAGAAGATACTAAAATACGTTCTACTTCGTATGCAGCTTGTTCATCGCTTATTGATTTACCAGTTCTTTTTAAAGCTAGTTGTTTAAACATTTCTTTAGCATTTGTAACTGCTTCAGCGGTAGGTTTAAAACCTTTTAACGCTTCACTATTTTTATTTCCAAAAATTCTATAAGTATCATCAACATAATCTAAAGCTTTAGTTTCAAAAGCAGTTTTAAATTTAGCAAAACGATTTAAAGTATCATCTGCAGCTTCTTTAGTAGATTTACCAAACCTAAAAACATTGCTTGCAATATCAGTAAAAGATCTATCCATTGTTCTTCTAGCTCTTTGTAATATTCTAATAACTTCTTCTGGGTCTTTTAATTTTGCTTTACGTAAAGCATCAAGAGACTCAACTGTCATATTACCTAAAGTAAAAGTAGCTCCTTCAGTTAAACCTTCTTTACTAAGAACAGGAGTAACTTTAGGTCCATCAGCACTTGATACTAAAGCATCATTAACAACTTTAGTAAGTGCGGTTCTTTCTTTTTGTATACCAATACCAAACTTTTGGCCCATTTGTCCGTACAACGCATCTATTTCTTTGTCTAGTTGTCGTTGCAGTTCTTGTGCTCCATTGGCATCTGCTGATCTTTTACCAACCATTACACGTTCCATTTCAAAAAACTCTTTAGTCTTTTTACCTTGTGGTGTCGTGTACTCTAAAATTTTATCAATCAAATCATTATTACGATTTAAATTATTACTTCTCTGTACCGCTTGTTTAATCGCGGTCCCCGTTCCACCGATAACGCCACCTAAAAATGCTGAGTCTAGACCAAACTTAACTCTATTCATCACGGTCCGCGCTGCATTATTCTCGTCGTTGTCAGCAAGTTGTGTTATTCCTATGTTAAAGGCATCTCCTAAAGTTCCAATACGTTCAGCATCACCTACAAATATAGCATCACTTGCACCAACACCACCTACACCGCCAAGTGTTTGTAACATACGACCTTTATTAGTTAATGTTTTTTCTAAAGCACCTTCGGTATTTTTAGTAAACTTGTAAAGTGTGCCTGCTTCTTTAGCTTCAATAGCAGTTCGTGCCATTCTTGAACCAGCTTTAAATGCAGCAGTGCCCGGTATACCCAAGTTAGTCATAATACGAGTAATTTTACCAGCCGTGGTTGCTTCAGCTCTTTCATCTAATGTTGTTAAATCATCAAACCACATTTCAATATCAGTTGCAGTATCTGTACCCGCACCTAAATCCATTAACGAGGCTCCTAAACTAAAAGCACCTTTTGGTATATCTAGAATACCTGCACCAATACCTGATAATATTGATTCAAACATTCCAACTCTACTATTACCGGAACTACTAGTCGGTTGATAAACTTTACCCCCAGGAGCTAAATAAACTCGACCACCTGTTTTTAATTGTACACGACCACCTTCTTTCATCATACCTATAGGATATGATTTTCCTGCTTTGTTTGGTTTAGATATTTCTTTACCAATTTCTAGACGATTTGTTACTCCAACAGATTCTTTAGATATTTGCCCTGGAGTTCTATATTGTTTGCCATACTTTAATACTTTGGCAGCCATAGAAATACCATCTGATTGAATTTTATTTATATCTTTAGAAAAATCATAGCCCATTTTTTTTAACATATCATCTCCGTGTTCTACATACATATCTTTTTTTAGTAAATCTGTAACTGCATCTGGATTTTTTTGAAATTTAGTTACGTGTCCAGCAGCTGAATTTAACCTACCATCCATTAAACGTAAGTTTGTAAAAGGCTCAACAGAAATAGTTTTTGCGTGGTCTACATCAATCCCTTTTAAACCTGCATCTTCCATAATTTTTTTATATGAAGCTGTCTTTCCTGTTAAAGGGTGTATAAATTTTTTTGCATTAGCTTTACTTTGTTGTCTATACATTGCATAAACTTCTTTAAAGTTTGGATCTTTTTTTATATCTAGACCTTCAAAACTTTTATTGTTGTATATTTTTCTATTTTTACCAACCCCATATAAATAACTTCCATCACTTAGTACTTCAACTTTATTACCACCTTGATCAATATGTTTATCAAACATTTTCTTTATTTTAAATTCAGTTGAAGTGTAATTTTTAAGTGTACCCATTACTTCTTTTGGACTTTTGTTTTTTAGTTTAACTAAATCACCTAATGTAGCTTGACTTTTTTCCAAACTAGCACTAGCCCCTGGTTGTGATGCATATCTTAAAGCTTTTTGATATTTTGTAAAATTTTCATAAGGCTCCATTGTTCTTGTTATTACTCCATCTTTTTTAAATGTTCTTCCAAGCAAACTATTTTTTACGTTACTATAACTAACGTTATGTTTTTTTGCTATATCTAGTACGTAATTTTTATATGCTATGGCAGGTTTATCTAGATCTATTAAGTCATCAAAAGATTGTCTAATAACAGAAGTGTTATTAGGTAAAGATGGAAAAGAAAAAGATTGTCCTTTTCTGGCTTGTGAACCCAACAAGTTAGCTAAACTTTTGTTTTTGTTAAAAGGTATTCCTAAAAACGTTGAAACTTTACGATCATTTAAAATAACTTTTTCTTTAGTGCCAACATTAATCACATCTTCTATAAGTCCACGTAATTCTTTTCTTGCGTCGCCTCTATCCGTTTTAACATATTGATTACCCGTGGGTCCTGTAGTCATTTTTTTATACAGGCTTTGGGCTAAAGGCTTGGCTGTTTTTAAAAACTTAGCAAATGTTAAAGGAATCATAGTAAGACCTATGTTTCTGCGTAGGCTAATGCTTCTTCATATCTATTAAAAGATTGTACTTGATTTGAAGAATTTTTTACAACAAACAAATCACCTGATGCGTTTTTAACGTCAGTATAAACTTTACCAACAGCCATTGTTTCTACGTCTAATTGATCTTTTTTATCATAAATAGCTGGAGAAACATCGTCAGTTTGATCGGTAGCTTGTAAAGCACGACGCGCTTCCAAAGCACTCTCATAGTTACCTTCGGCAACCATTTTTCTAATCATATCATCATCAGCCATCTCACTTGCAATTTCTTGTTCAATAATTGTACCTGATATTTGTTGTTGTAATTCTTTGTCTGCAGCAACTTCATTATTAACAGAAGTACCTGCAGCTGTTAAAGCTTCAGCGTATTCACCTTTTGCAACAAAAGGCGCTGCCTGTAGTAAAGCATTACTTACAGTACCATAATCAAATTGAGCACCTCCGCCCATAGCTTTATACATCATTTCAGCACGTTTCTCTCCATCACTCTTCATATCTTTATAGTTATCAGTTTCGGTATTAGCTGGTCCTTTTTCTATTTTTACTTTTTCTTTTTTATCACCACCAAATATACCATCTCTACCTGTCAAAGTTTCAAATTCATAATTCTCAGGACGGCTAAATAAATAATCACCTCCCATATAAAGTAAACCAGCTGGACTAATATCAGCAGCAAATTTACCACCAGTTTCTAACATCTGTAAAGCACGCATAGAATTTTCATCTGTATTTAATAAAGCACCTGCTGCTAAAGGACCCCCTATAGGCATTGAACCTATACCAACAGCTCTACCTGCCCTGCCTAACATTGCTTTTTTAGTTAAATTAAGTTTATCACCTCTTCCAACTTTAGTTATAAGTTCTCTACCTCCATCGTCAATTTTCCCTGCAACTTTTTTTATAATTTCACGACTACCATCGGCTGCCGTTCTAGTAGCCCCGGAGTATGTAGGAACTGTAACAGGTCCACTAGATCTAGGTTTAAATTTTGTTGTTTCTAAAACTTTATCTGGTCCATATTTTCTAGAGTTTCCTCTTATGTATTTATCAATACCTTTTATACCACCACCTCTAACAGCGTTGTAAAGTTGTCTTGCTCCAGGTGCGACCATACCTAAAATACCTTTACCAGCAGACCCTGCTAGTGAAAACAAATTATGTGCTTCTCTAACTTGACCATCTGGTCCTACTTTTTTATTAGCGTTATTACCAACACCATAACTTGCTTGAACATTACCACCTTTATTATATTTTAATCTAGAAGTAAGACCAACGCCGTGAGACTTACTAGCCTCGCCACCTAAACTAAACATTTTTCTTCTTAATATATTACTCATTATTGACCCATTCCAGAGATGGCTGCAAAAGGATTTGGTGCTGGGTTCATCATACCCGCGATCCCCGTTGCAAGACCCACTCCGCCTGTTAATAGACCTAAGATACCAGCTGTTGGACTAGTACCGCCTCCAGGGTTAGACGTAAATTGTGTTTGACCGTAACCACCTTTTAGTCCGGTTAATTGGTTACCCATAAAACTTAATCTTTCATATGGCTCGTAAGCTATTTGTCTTCTAGCTGCTCTATTTGTATCAAGAACTGTTTGCGCTTGCGCTTGTTGCTGTGCACCCATTTGACCGATACCACCAATTGATTGTGCCGCTAATGACGATTGTAAAGTACCTAAACCTTGTTGCATTTGAGACTGTGCACCTAAATTTTGCAATTGATTTTGCAATTGACCGGCTTGTGCTTGACCCGTTTGTAATTGATTTTGTTGTGCTTGTGAATATAAACCTTGATTCTGTTGTGCTTGTTGCATTGCTTGTGAACCCATACCCATTTGTTGTTGATATGCTTGCGCCGCTTGTTGCTGTGCATTTGTGTAACCGGCAGTTCTAAGTTGAGCTCCAGCTAACGCTGAACCTAACGCACCAGAAGAAGCTAGTTGTCCTTCAGCTACACCAAAACGACCACCACCAAAAGCGTTACCAGCACTAGCACCAAGTTGTGCCTGCTGTTGTGCTAATTGATTTGCCATATCCGCTTGCGTTGCATCAATAATTTCTTGTTGATACGGAGACATAAATTGTGAATAAGCATTAGCACCAGTATAACCTTCCGCTGCTGTTGTATATTGATCACTTGCACCTTGGCCGTCTATCGCTGCTTGTCCTGCTAAGTCTCCATAATTCGCTGCACTAGCAATAGCACCTGCACTAGGAGAAGCTGCTGCAGTGCCGTCTGGGTTTAATAATAAATTTTGTGCCGCGCCACTTGCAGTAGTTGCGTTGTCTAAGTATTGTTGATAACCAGCAATACCACTACCATCACTACCGCCGGTTGGCATATCAAATGTTCCGGTAGTTGAGTTATAAGTTAAAGATTCGTTTGGACCTAATGCACCTGATTGGCGCATTTGCATTTCCATAGCTATTTTTTGAGCATCATTTTGCTTAGCAACTTCTGGAACCAAATTATCTTGTGGTATAGGAGTATTACCAGCTACAGCTAAATCGGGAGCGTATGAAGATACTAATGCTTCATAATAAGGATTATCTTGATTTACTGTAATTGACTCAGCGGGTAAGTCTTCTCTAGCTTTTACAAGATCTTTTACAGTTTCTGCATAACCACCATCCTCAAAACCTGCACGACCACCGGTTGCAAATTGATTTTCATTAAAAGGACCGTTTGGAACAAGTTCTATATTGCCTGGATCAAACATTAAATCAAATTTTTCTATAATGTCTGGTGTTGCATCATAGTCATAACCATATTCATTCATTAAAGTGTCGACTAATCTTTGGTAAAGTGGTGGTGACATTATACTTGTGCCTCTAAGTTGTTCATCATATCATACATCTTTTGCGCACCAGAATCAACATCTCCGTTACCCATTGCTCTAACCGCGTCTGCAGTCATCACAAATTCGTTTTTAGATAACATAGCTGGCACATCATCAGCTTTTTCTGGTCCACCCATAGGAATAAATCCACCTGAACTTCTATAATCTAATTCCATTCCTGATGGAACACCAGGAGCTTGCATTATACCACCATTGTTATAAGGGACTCGACCACCTTGGTTATAATCTTGAGAAAAACCAATACGACCACCATCTGCTTTATTCATTAATTCTTTCATTGCTATTTCAAAAGCTTGTTCATAAGAAAAACCTTGAAGTTCAAGTTCTGTTACACGATCCATATCTGGATCACTACCTTCAGAAAAACCAGTACGACCACCATCTGCAAAACCATAATTAAACTCAAATCCTGTTTTGTTAATCCCCAAATCAAGGTTGTCAGAAAGTTTAAAGCCTTTATTGTCTATTATATCTTTTAGATAATTTCCAAATACCCCATAATTCTCTTCTTCATCTCTATACGGATCGAATTTTGGATTATTTAATCCATTAAGATCAATTAATGATTTTTCTATATTTATAGAGTTAGGATCAAATTGTGGACCCATAAGAATAGACTTTTCTTTATCCTTCTTCTTATTACCACCTTCACCAGCACCACCAGCACCACCAGCAGCTAAACCGCCACTAGGATTACCATAACCTTTATTTGCTCGTTCACCAGCTAAATCAGGCGCACCCATATCGGCACCGCCCCCAGCTTGTAATTGTGCTCTACCACCGTTAGCTGCTAAGAAACTTGGCACGTTGCCAACACCATATAAATCTTCTAGAGAATAATTTTGATTAGCAAAATAATCTGTTAACGCACCTCTTGCATCCCTATAATTATCTATTGAAGCTATACCTGCTGCCTCTTCTTCATCAAACTCTAATTGTTTTTTACCTGCATAATCGCCAGCAGCCAATGAACCACCAGTACTTCCTATAGCTAATACTTTTTTCATATCCAAACCAGGACTGTTTAACGCGTCACCAAGAGGCGATACAAATTGATTGTTACCAACAAATTGTGCAGCGTTATTTATAGCATTGTTAACTGTACTACCACCAGTTGTATTTAAAGAACTAGAATAAAGATCAGGATTAGGATTAGCATTTGCGTACGCTGCTGGTGATAAACTACTAAAGACTGGAGTTCCAGCAGCATTACCCATCACATCCAAAGGTACTGTACCTGCAGCTTGAGCGGCTAAAGCATCTGCTTTAGCTATAGGAAGGGGTGAATTTGGAGCACCCGCAGCAGCGGCAGCATTAGCTGAATTAATTGAAGCAAGAGAACCAAGACCAGCCACTGCTTGATTCATTAAATTTATTTTTCCAGTTTGTCTTGCAGAACCTGCAGCAGTTAATAATTGTGGTAGTGCAAATTTTAATAAAGGACTAAGGCCTTGCATTCCCGGAATAGCCATAGCTAAAAAAGGTAGGATAGGCGCAATTTCTTTTGGCGTAACTTTTCTTAGAGTCTTAGCAAATTTTTTCTTAAGTGAACCCATTACAACCAGGCCTCCTTTGTAGTAACTTTAAAATGATTTCTGATTAGTCCGTTCGGAGATAGTCTTAACCATTGCACTGTTTTTCCTGGGCCTAGTAAATGAGTAAAAAATGTTTTATTAAATTTCATAGCGTTATGTTCTTTTGTATAAATAGTGTCTATAACCCAAGTTTTATTTCCAGTATTCCATTCATTTAGATCTAATGATCTTTCGTCTAAAAACTTTTGTTCAGTTGCATCGTCTAAAAATGCCCAATTTGTAAATCCGTAAATACCATCATCATCACGATTAATGGTACATTGATTTAAAATTAGAGAAGGGTAAAGGTGAGCATAAATCTCTTTTAAACTGTCGTTGGCCCATAAAGTATAGTGGTCTTTATATAAGGCTATGATGTCTAACAGATCATCCATATATTACCGCAAGGTGGTTAGTCTTGTTTATTCACCAGTTCCAGAGCCAATAGGCAACTGAATTACTTTAACGTGTATGTCTTTAGCTAAATGTATTTCCCACGGTTGGTCGCAGTCTTTACAATTACCTGTTGCTTGTTCTTCTGAATCTACCTCATTCTCACAGTTTTTGCAATAGATTCTATGATAAACCTCGGGTTGAATAACTGGGACTTTTTTACCATCTATTATCTGATGTCCCACAGTTTTAGCTTCTTGTATTTTTTTCATTAAGATATCTCCAATACTGATACAATTATGTCCATCCCAGTTGCTGAAGCAGTTGCTTTTAAAGCATCACTATTTTCCAAAACGAAAGGTCTTTCTAATAATTCTACAGCGGTATTACTAGCAATAGATAGGGCATTAATTATAGTTACGTTTGTACTAAGACTTGCATCGGTATTAACTAGGGTTAATGTTAATGCACCACCACTTTTATTGCAAGCTCTGATAGAACTTACTAAAGCTTGTACAGGTTTTTGTTTTGGTACAATATCAGCATTTGCTGTAGGCACTGTATATACTGTTGTTTGGTTATTATTGGTAAGCACTACACTGCTGTTTTTATAAACATCACTCATCCTAAAAATAAAGTCCTTGCAGTTAACTGTTCCCGTATATCTTGTTGGTACGTAAAGTTTAGTTGTTCAATAATATTCTCTAATTCTCTTATCAGAATATCTTGCTGTTGTCTATCAAACTTATCCTGTGGTAAAGGTAACCTAGTTATATTAATTCTTGCCATTATCTTCTTCCATCAGGTTTAATATCCAATCGTATAGTTCCAAATCTCCAATCATCGTTAACAGCGGTTGTTGCTATTTGAATATTAGCTTGTCGCCCTCGACCTCTAACTGAAAAGAATTTAGTAGTTGCATCAACAGTAGAAGTAAAAGTTCGAGTATTGGAACTTGCTGGGTAATTAGCAAAAGTTATTTTAAAATTATTGCTACCAACTAATTCTTTAAAGTCTGGTATAACTCTTGAACATAATAAAATTTGTTCACCATCTTGAATATCAAAATCACCAGAAGTTATCTGACAAGGCATAGCGGCGCCATCATCATTTTTTCCAGTTTCGTGTGAGTACATCAAACTTGATCCAACAGTTACTCCCTTAATTATTTCGTTGTTTGGTAAAATGGTTGGTTCATAATTAGGTGCGTAAGGAGTATTATAAACTCCACGATCAACCCAAGCAGTTCTGGCAAATCCAGTATTATTATACCAAATATTTTCTAGATAATTATAAGTAACGGATCTATTTAAAACAACTGAACCATTAGAAGGGTAAAACCAAGTCACTTCATTAAAATCAGTATTAACCGCGGTTGCTACTTGTCCTTGAGCTGTCCCATCAATATCATCAAATACAAAATCTTGCACTGAACAAGGTAGTTTTTTGATAGCACCATCAAACGTATAAAATGCTGTTTGCGACATCCAAAAGGTAGAACCATTAACATCAGCTACACAGTTAGGTGACACTGCACCACAGTTAGCACCAACTTGTTGTAAACCAAAAATAAAAGGCGGACCAATATTATTTAACGCGTGTAATGCTGTATCTGTCCACACCAAAATAGATCCCCTTGATCTAACTGCTGTTACAATTCTTGAACCATCTTGAATTCTAAAAGTACCAGCACTATTAGTATTTAATGGATTCCATAAACTAGGATTTTCTTGTGAGGAAAATCTAAGAAATAAATCATCCCGTGTAGTTGGATCTCCAATAGTTGTTTCAGTACCAAATAAAAACACGTGTCGATCTGGAGAGGATACTAATAAAAATCTATTACTACTTGGTGCCCCACTAACCACCGCGGCCCGCGTTCCGGTGCCCGCTGATAAATCCCATTTATATAATTTATCATTATTACGAACAGCCAATAAGTCTTCGCCAAATGTATCTAGTGACCAGTACGTAGCATCTAAGGCGACTGAAGAAACAGAACTTGGTGTATTCCAAGCTCGACCCGTACCTTGCCAAGCACCTACATCCCAACCAAAACCAAAGGTAGACACTGCGGTACCTACAGAAATTAAAGCATCTAAGTTTCCTGAACCACCGCCCCCGGATACTGAACTAGTAGCATTAAAAGTTACAAAGCTAACAGTAAACACATTACTATTAGTAACAGACTTTACCTCAAACTCATTATTCATATCAAGACCGCCAACAGCAGAAAAGTTTTTAAATATTACAAAATCACCAACAACGAATCCGTGACTGTTATCTGCTACTGTAACAATAGGCGAACCAGAAGTCGTAGTAAACGGATCTGTGAGAGCAACATTTGTTCTACGTAATGGTGTAATGTCAAAAAAGACACCTTCTGAATAAACGTATAATTTTCTGTCTGTACCAAGCGCCACGAAACGTACTCCTGCATTAGATACCCAAGCTTTCATACCTCTAACAACACCGGCAATATATTTATTTACAACTTTTTCCCAACCACCTATTTTTTCAGGAAGTCCCGTTCTAAAACGTACATTAGTTGCATCAACCCAACGGCCTTCGGCACCATAGGTAGAGGTCTGTTTATCTATCCCGGGTGTAAATTGTGCTTTTGCTAATGACATAATTAACCTTTTGGATATTTATCTTTAATTGTTTTAATTTTTGCTTTCCAACCGTCAATACCATTGTGATAAAGATCATCTAGTTGATCAGCTATAGAAGGGTATTCTTGTTTTCTGTTTCTTTGATAAGAATTATTTGTATACTCCGTTTTTAACTGTACTTGTTTAGCTAAGATATCTTCTTTAGAAATAGGTATTTCGCCGTCATCCCAAATAAGAGTATTAATATTTTCATCTATAACAGTTACTTTTGCTGTTGATCTAATTGCTAAAATTGAGTTTAATATATCAGTCATTATCCACTTATTTCTGTTGCAGTTATGTTAGATGTTCCAGACATAGAACCATCTTGAGAACGGTTAATTCTTATATTTGGTTGATAAACGCCTTTAACTTGTAACTTATAAGTTATTTGACTAGTAGTATTTGGCGAATCTACAAATTCAAAAGCTATTCCATCAGAATTGTTTGTTTCTTGTCCAAGAAAACCACATCCATTAGTTGTACCACCACTACCCTCATTGATTGTAGTACTGCCTCTTAACATTCTAAACACATAAGAACCATTTGAACCACTTGCATCATCTACACCACCTATAACAAAAGATACTAAAACCTTACTAGAACTACTAGTAGGGGTAATTACTACATTCATATTAGTAATATCAGTAAAAGTAGTAGCACTAGATGAAAAGAAAGTAGTGTTGTTAAATGATACAATTTGTAAAAGTTTACCACCATAACCACTAGTAGGTAATCTTGCTGTTGGTACCGTGCCTGAAGATAAATTAGATGCGTTTAAAGCTGTTAAAGCAGAACCATCACCTGTTACTGTAGTCGCGGCCATTGCTCCGGAAACTGTTAATCCAGTTGCAGTTGTTTGAAATTTAACTGCATTATCAAAATAACCAAAAATTCCGCCATTAACACTACCAGTTAAATAATTTTCATTTGTACTACTGCCCAAAGTTAAACTATTAGCTTTAACAAAACCAGCAGAACCATTTGAAAATATATCAATATCTTGACCGGCTCCAACGTAAATATGATCATCATCACCAAGTGAGATATTATTATTAGTTGATAATGCTCCAGTTAAAGCACCGCCAGATAAATTTAATTTAGCATTAAGCTGTGTTTGAATATCGGACGTAACTCCGTCTAAAGTTTCAAATTCAGTATTATTAACCGAGCCATCAGCAATCTTAGTTACGTCTGTTATCGGTGTGTTATACCTTCTTGATTCGTATGTTGCCATTTATATTATCCATTTTAAAAAAATATTTGAACTCCGCCAGCATTACCACCAGTACCAGAAAACATATTTGGGTAATTTCCACTTTGTCCGACGTTATTACCTTCGCTCCCTCCAACACCAAATGCAAATGGATCGCCTGATCCAGTAATAGTGTGTGCAGCAGCTCCAGCAACAGAAAAACTTTGTAAGCCACTTGTAGGTTGAGCTGAACCTTGCATAACCAAAGCACCGTTGTTACGATTAGAGGTTCTAAACGCTACAACTGAAGTTCCAGAGGCTGAACCATCGGTACCACGAACTCCACGATCGTTAGGATTTTGACCATTTTGACCGGTGTAAGAACCTGACCCACCACCACCAGCAGTTGCAGTTATTCCAAATGCAGTAGTATTACCACCAGCTGAACCAGGGTTTAGTGATTTATTGTTAGTGTTATTACCGCAAGCACCACCAGCACCAATAACTATATTATAAGTGGTTCCCGGACTTACAGTAATCATACCTTCAAAATTACCACCACTGCCACCGGCACCAGAACGTGTGTCGTCTTCAAAACTAGAAACTCCTTGACCGCCACCGCCACCGCCGCCTGCAGTAATAACAGCAATAATTTTTGTAATACCTGTTGGACAAGTCCAGCTACCATTAGCAGTAAAAAATTCACCACCATTTAAACCAGCACTTAATGCTGAAGCAGGTAGTCTTGCGTCGGGTACTGTGCCTGAAGCTATATTAGAACCATTTAAATTTGTTAAACCAGAACCATTACCAGTTAATGTAGTTGCGGCCATTGCGCCTGTTACCGCAACTCCAGTGTTTGTAGTTTCTAGTTTTGTGGAACCGTTAAAACGAAGATTATTATTACCACCTTGAGTAAAAGTTGCTAGTGTTGCATTGTTTGCAGCGTTTTTAAATTGAACGTTATCGCCCTGTATTACTATTGCGCCTGTACCATTCTTAATATAACTATTAGAGCTGTCGTGAAAAAACTCAAAATCCTGACTGTTGCCAGCACGCAGCCTAACATTATCATTTAAATCTAAATTACCGGACAACGTACCACCAGCTAGTGGAAGTTTACTAGTAAGTTGAGTTTGTATATCTGAGGTAACTCCGTCTAAGTGTTCAAATTCAGTGTTATTTACTGAACCATCTGCAATTTTAGTTACGTCAGTTACCGGAGTATTATAACGTCTTGATTCATATGTTGCCATATTATTTCTCCGTTATTTTCCAGCCGTAGGTTGCTCCTGTGTATGCTAAAGTAAAACCAGCACCTCCGGTTGAAACTGTTCCGTTAGCTGTTGATCCAAAAACTTTTAAACTATTTGGGTTTAATGTTAGTGCGTTGGTACCAAAATTATCAGCAATATCTAAAAAAGAAATTTCATCACCGGTTGCTGGTGCTGCTGGTAAAGTTAAAGTTATTGCGTTTGATGATGTGTTAACAAATAGTTTTTGACCACTAAATACATTATCAGTCGCTGCAGTAATTGTTCTCCAACTTGATGAACCACCACCGCCACCAGAATTAATAGTAAACCAAGCAGTGCCATTAGTTGCTAAGATAGCACGGCCACCTGCAGCAATAATGTCTGAAGATGCTCCACCTTCTAGTTTAAATTGTATTGTACCTGAAGCAGTACCATCATTAATTACAATATAGATTCTATCGTATTGTCCACTATTTACTAATGGTTGTTGAATAATTTTTGCTGTAGTAAAAGAATGAAATCTAATTGCTGCTTGTCTAACTTCATTATTAGCTTGTGTTACCGGACCTTGGGCTGAAGTTAAAGTATAAGTACCGCCTGCTGCTGATAAACTTTTATCGTAAACTGCTGAGATTGCTTCATCAAAAATATTAGTAAAGTTGTTATTTGTAGTATTACCCCAAGAGTTGGCTTGTTCACCTGAACCAATAAGTTCTGTTCTTAACCTGTTTGAATAACTTGATGCCATTTTATGCTACCTCTTGTGCTGGGTTTATTGACCCAGCTCCTGTTGTTGAAACTTCGGTCCAACTAGAACCACCGCTTCCTACTATTGAAACGTCACTCCAAGTATTACCACCAGTAGTTGTATCATCAACTACGTTCCAAGTAAAGACAGAAAGTGGATTTCCGACTAATTCTAATAATACTCCGGTTGGAATAATATCAATATTACTTGCTAAGGTTACACTATTTACCGTTAAATTCATAGCATTACCTGCTACGTTTACTGCTACTTCAGGTATAGCATTACCTAGTGATAAACTTAATGTTACTCCAGAAACATTAACTACATTATTTTGCTGCAGTGCAACTGAATTAACCACTAAGTTCATTAGGTTACCTGTGGCATTAACTGAAGTAAGTGCATCAACTGCTACGCCACTAGTAGCTAAATTTATGGATTGTCCTGTAGCATTTGCTACACTAGCAGTGTCTAATACTACGCCACTAGTAGCTAAATTTATGGATTGTCCTGTAGCATTTATAGTTTGAAATTGTGCTGGAACTACCGTGCCAACAGCAGAAGTTAAAGTAGTTCCGGTAACAGTTATATTATCTACATCAATATTTACTTCAACACTACCAACTGCAGACGTTATCGCATTACTAGCAATGGTTGGAGCAAGTTGTGGTATTACTGAGTTGAGTGTAAGGTCTATTTCAGTACCATTAACGTGGTGACGACCTTCAATACTAAATGTGTTAGAAAGAGTAAGGGTTAAACTAACGCCAGAAAGAGTAATTACAGAATCTGTGCCTCCTTCGCCGGTCGCACTGAAAGGTGCTGCAGCAAAGGAATTAAAGCCAAACATTATTTATCCTTTTTCTTGTCGTCTAATTCTTTAATTGCTTCAATTAAAAGAGGGACAAGTTTTTCATACCAAACAGTTATGTATTTGTCATCAATAGGAGCAGTGGTAACTACTTCAGGTAAAACTGCTTCTACCTCTCTAGCGTTTACCCCTACTTGTCTTTTGTTATTATCATAGCCAAGTGTTTTAGCTAAAGCGTTTTCTTTAAAATAATAACCAGATAATTGTTTTACTTTAGATAAAGCGTTATCAATTTTTCCTTCAAAATCTTTTAAAAGAGGGTCGGAATAGTAAGCGGTAATGTTATTGGTCGCACGAATTTCTCCCGTGGTTCCTGATGCGCCAGTACCTATACCTAAACTATTTACTTGTGCATTTGAGTTAGTACTAAAGCCACCAGTTGGGCCGGTTGGGCCGGTTGGTCCTGTCCCACCACCTGGTCCAGTAGGTCCAGTAGGTCCTGTTCCACCACCTGGTCCAGTAGGGCCGGTTGGTCCTGTTCCACCACCTGGTCCTGGAGGTCCACCTGGTCCTGTTGGTCCTGTTCCACCACCTGGTCCAGTAGGCCCGTTAGGTCCGTTAGGTCCGTTAGGTCCTGTCGGTCCGGTTGGTCCTGTTGGTCCTTGTAAAGCTAAATTTGTAATAGTTGATTTTTCCCAAGAACTTGCAGTTACATCATAATAAGGAACTAAATCAGAAGCTGCTGCGTCTGTGCCTGTTGAAAATGCTGTAAGAGCAGAACCAACATTTGCAGCATCGGTTACATCTGCGCTAGCTTCTACTCCATCTAGTTTAGTCCCGTCTGTTGCAACGTCGCGACCATCAAATGTACTGTTAGTTGTAATAGCCCCTGTCATTGCCCCACCAGCTTTTGGTAAAGCAGCATCTGCAGTAACACCATCAGCCGCTACATCACGACCATCTACTGTACCCGTAACAACTAAGGCTCCGGTCAGGGTCGCCCCGGCCGCAGAAGTTTCGAATTTCTTTGAGTTATTGTGATAAAGGTCTACTGCACCACCATCGACTGCATTAATTAATGTATTATTACCATTACCACTTTGTACTTCTAAATTATTAGTTCTGGCTTTTAAATTTCCAGTACCAGTATCGGTAATATAAGAATGACTTCCGTCGTGATAAATTTCTAAATCACCAGAGTTACCCACTACTATTTTATGGTTATCTGGAAATTCTGTGTTGTTGCTAAAGTTTTTAAATATAGCTCTATTAGCTGGTTGTGTGACAAATACATTTTTTGTACCTGCTCCGAAGTTAACTAGGTTATTACCATTAGAACTAGAATAAGTTGCTGTACGTGAAAGGGTCTGACCGGATTGTGAATACGTACCGTGACCTACTTCAAAGTCAGCACCACCATCAGCTTCAATAGTATAGTAAACGGTATTAGCATTACCTATACCTGATTGAAAACCTTGAAAACCTTGAACTGCACCTGCTAGGGTAATAGTTCCTGTACCTGTAGTGGTACTTGTTTCTTTGACTCTATCATTAAGAACAAGGGGCATTTTAAATCCTTATCCTAATCTGATGATCTCTGATCCACCACCCTTAGTCGGGAATTGAACTGTAAAGGTTCCGTTAGTTGCGGTAAAGTTACCACCAAAAGCTAAAACTACTACAGCATTGTTAGTTGGTTTACCTCCGTCTTGTCTGTAAATTAAACCACCATTTGCTGTGAAAGAAGCTGAAGTCCATTGTACATTATCAAAATCTACAAAAGCTGTTGCTACACTTGCGCCACCAGTTACTGTTGGGTTTGCTGCTGGTTTACCACCTGCACCATATGCAGTTCCGGCTGTATTTGCAATTTCGTTTGCTGTTGAATAAGCTGTTGTAGTTGCACCTAGACTTGCAGAAGAAGTATATAACGCTAAGTAATATGCCGCTGTACCGCCGCCTTGTGCTGCGCTAATAAAATTGTGATTACCTTTAAGTAATTCTTGTTTAAAGACATTGGCTACTGCCTGTACTATTGCCATAATTTTTTCTCCTATTAAGGGTTTTGAGAAGGTATTGGTATTCTTAAACTACCGTCCCTATACTCGTCTCTTCGTTTTTTACCTAATTGTTCTTGAGCAAGTTCTGTGAGCGCTTGTGAAAAAGATTGCTCATAAACTTGTAAATCTTGTGGAGCTTTCAAAAACTTAAATGCTTCACATAAGCAGGCATATAATATAACCCGTGGAGCATTTACGCTTAACCACGTAGAGGTATTACTGGAACTTAAGCCTGTTGGTTTTTTAATAATTCCTATCTCAAATTTATACACTGCATTTGGAGTTGGCGCAATAGCTATTTGCCCCATATCCCAAGTAGAGTAATATCTTGGTTTAGCCGCGGACCCCGTTTCTGGAGTCGGGTAGTATTCGTTTAAAAAGTCCACGTCAACACGGACTAATTCGTGACGTTCCCTGGTCCCCGAATCGGTGTATAAAGTCACGTATCTAATACTAGCTATATCACTAATAGTTGGTTTAGTAACGTCAGTAGTACTATAACCTGGTAACAATACAAATCTGTTATTGGCGGCTGTACTACCATTTAAATATTCTTTTTGATTGTCTAATTCTATACTTCTAAATATACGATGTTCAGCGTGTTCTATAATATCATTAAGAATAGTATCTGTAAGCACCGCCGAATCGGTTTCACAATAATCAAGTACTTGTTGTTTTAATTCTGCATATGTGCTCATATTGATATTAAAGTAATATTCATATTACCTCCTCCAAAATCTTTTATACCACCACTTTCAAAGTATTTAAAGCCTTTACCGCCGGCACCTTCAAATTGATTTATATACGTGGTTCTATCATCAATTAATAATTTATTAGCTCCTCCAAAAGGAGATTTATCAAAGTTACTTGCATAGTTTGTAGTTCTAGGGGCTCTACCAATACCTGAACCAGGTGTCCCAAAGTAAGTAGTTATCCAAGCATTTTTTTGTGCAATAATATTCGCAGAAGTAGCTGTAGATAAAACATCCCAATTACCATTTTTAGCAATTACTAAATCAATTAAGGCATTGGCCTCCGCTCTTACTGCAAGATTAGCAAAATAATTAGTTGGTGCTGCAGCGATTGCTTGGAATTCAATTGTAGGACTTAAATCATACCAGTCTGGTCCAGGAGGTAATAAACCAATTGAAGTAGCATAGGTAGCAACAGCTTGATAGTATTCTGCTAATACTCCATCCATATCTACATAAACAGTTGTAGTACCAGGAGTAGCATTTGAATTTAACCAAGCTGTGATTTGGTCGTTAGAATTAAATTTAAAAGTATTTGGTGTTACTGAAAGAATAGTATGTCCCAATGCAATATTAATATCATCATCTTCTATGTGAGAAACTTCTGGATAGGTAGGAAAGAAAGAAACAGCCCCCGCTATTCTAACAACACTACCTACTTTAAAACCGTGTCCTGGTAAAGTAACTGTAATTTCTTCACTATCAGTTGGACCAGCTTGTAAAGCGTTTAATGTCCCAAGCTGTGGCACCGGTGGCTCAGTTCTATCTGGTCGAGCATTTCTTAAACTTTGAGCATCACCTCTATGTGATCTAGGTTGAAGTTGTGGATGTTTTTTTTCAAATTCACTAATATGAACAAATGATCCATTCCATTCTGTTACCATTTCTTGATACGGAAAAGCCATACCACTTCTATCAGAAATAGCTAGTGCATTTTTACCTGTAGAAAAACTAGACATTTGGATAATACGCCGCCGGAGTTATATGAGTTGATGTAGAAGAACCATCTTCTGTTAATGCTCTATTAAGTTCATCTTCGTAATACATTTTTAAAGACTGTGATAACTGCGGTGCAACTTTTTGTGATAAATAAAAAGCTAAGCCCGAAACCATACACGGAACAAAACGATAAGGAACGTCTGCATTATTGCTGTAACTTCCAGCATCTTGGATTCTTTTAACATAAAAAAGTGTAATATCACTTGCAGCAGCAGTTGCGTCTGGAGTTGGATATATAACAATATTTATTTTGTCATTAAATCTTTGTACATAGTATTGAGACGG